ATCATCACATCACTCTGAGTCTTAAAGGCAGACTCAAGGCGTGTCTTCTGCAAGTCGTTGTACTCCAACTTCAGCTGGTTGGACGCCAGGCGATTGGGCGCATTCTTCAACAGGTCTGGCAAGTTACCAGTGAACAACTGCTGAACATTGTGTGAGAAATTAGGGTCAGAGTAATACTTCGGATCTGCCATGAATTTATCAACCATGTTGGCATGGTTAGTCATGGCATTCGACACATATGACTGAGCGGCAATGTGGGCATGCATCTCACCAATATCAGCTATGGTGGCAGATCCCTTATTGATCGATTCTCCCAGTTGCTGCATGCGCTCACCAACCTGAGATCCAAAATCCTCAGCAGTTGAGCGTGCCCCAGTCTGTGATTCGACTGGTAGCATCGCCTCTGAGTAGTACTCTCCCTCTGGTCCTCCTTTTGCCATATTATTCTTGTCCTCCCCCGCTAAACGATGGGTTACTGATTATTTCTGAAGCAGATCCTATACCAGACAGTATTGTCCCAGTAGCTCCAACTGCTCCGGCGAATTGATCAAATCCTGCTTGCGATTGATCAAGTTGAGCTTGTGACATCTGCTGGTTCACTGCCAATGACCCCTGATATAAGGTGGAAAGCTTATCAAGTTCACCAGCCCGCTTAGTGGAGTTGGTAACATCGATGAATGACCCACTGTTCGCGTCAAAACCAGACGCAGCCATGGCGGCACGCTGTGTGGCAACTTGCCGACGAGTCTTATCTTGTATTTGTTGGGCGTTGAATTTCGCCTGCTGTGCTGCGGCACCAGCATTATTAGATGCTACCGCAGAATTATATTTAGCGGACTCAGATGCGGCATTAGCTGATGCTATAGTTCCATATGCTCCCACTCCAGCCCCAACTACGGCAACTGATGCTGCTACTATTCCTATTGCTGCAAATGACATTAGTGCGTTCCTCCCAATATCTTCTTGAACTCAGCAAGTTCTAACTCATGCTTACAGAACTCCTCTGACTTCACGATGAGCATGGATTCAAGCTGACTCACATCAGTTACATTAGTTGGGTGGATCGTCACCCACCTCATATCCATGTGGATGTAGAGCATCTTACGAACACCGGGCTTGGATATGAAGGTGGTTGGTCCTGATATGAGATCAACCTTCCCCCCGCCAAGATAGACAGTTGCTACGCCCGATAACACGATGTTAAAGTGCTCAGTCAAGTGCTCGTGCCCAATAATGAACGATCCCTCAGGCATGAAGATCTCACGATAATACACACCTGGGGCAAATAAGTGTGTCAGCGGAAGCTCAATTTGTGGTAACCACAATAGCTTCTTCTCCAACTGCTCTATTTTGTCATTATCACTCATTTGTGTTGCTCATGGGCATCAATCCCAAGATGGTTAGTGGGTATGGTTGATTCTGAGTAATAAAATATTGAGCCTGAGTATCCCAAGAGAGATCAACACTGAATCGTGAATCGCCCGTAACAATCTGACCTTGAGTTGCATCATCATTCAGGTCCTCAATAAAATTAGCAGCATCAATCAACGTCAGGTGTGTGAGATCTGGGCCATGTGAGAAGGGCAGGGCGTCCTTCACCCGCACAGTGATCTCAGTGATTTGCTTACGCTTACCTTGTGTTGTTCCGATTGAGGTGTTGGACTCAACGCTGAGCGGTTTTAATGTGGAAGAGTACAGTAATCCCACCACCACATTAGTCCCAGCAGAAGTAAGGGTGATCGATCCACCACTGACAGTGAATGGACCTTGAGCAACACCATTTACCACAGCCCAAACGGATTGTCCCTGTAGGTAAGTTAACCCGGTGATTGTAGAAGTGGAAGACCCCACATATGTAAGGCTGCAGTCAAGGAACTGCATGGTGTTGAGGGTATCCCCCGCCTGGGTATCAAAGATGGGGTTGATCATCTCAATATAGCGAACAACGCTACCATTAATTGTGCGCTTAACTGTGATGTACACATCATCGCGATTAGTATTTGGAATCACCGCAATACTCTCAACCGTTCCCCCAGCAATCGTGTGACTAGTGAAGGCAACAATCTCCTGATCACGATCATACGTACAACTCACGAGATCACCATTATTGCACACAATCCACATCAATTGGATGGGGTCCACCTGAACAGCCATGTACTTAGCTCCGCCACGAATCCTCATGATATGCTCACTAACGATTGAGATGTCCTTCGAGTTGAAGGCATTAAACTGAAACTGATACAGCATCTCACGAATCTTATTCCCACCGCGCTGTAGGAATATCGTAGCTACTCCAAATCTGTATCCAACTGTGGGAGCCAGGGACCCATAGCTGGATTGTAGTGTGGCTTCTATATTGGATGGTGAGATGCCACCAGAAGCTGGTGCATCAATCAAGTATTCGCTCGAATATGTTCCAAGGAGTAAAACTTGCCCTGAACGAATCCATGTGATCTGATCAAGATTTCCTGAAGCAAGAGTTAGGTTTATGGCATCCGTTGCAATAACTGTCCCATCCTCCTCAGTGGGGGCCATGTTCATATAGTCAGCGGACTGACTGAACCACACAGTAGAAGGCTGGAGTTGGGTATTTGCGAAGATCAGCCGCTGGTCGTGAAGACCAACAATAGCTGGATACCCATTGGTAGGTGACCATGCACCAGCACAGAAAGTATCTGCCCACCCATCATTATATGGGTTTGTGGCATTTATCAAGTCATATGGCATGTAGTCATTGAGTGTCCCACTCGCAAAAGTATTTGACACCACGGAGGTTACTGTGAATGAGCGCCACTGACTCGCAAATTGTAGCCTGAACTGAGTTCCAGTATCAGTAAATTGTAGAATGGGGGTTGAGAATGAGATTGTTGCCTCAATCACTCTATCATCCTGCAATGTCATACTCACGCCGGGATACGCGTACTGAAACACAGATAGGGCGGTCCCAATGCAATTAGAACTAGTGTTATACCCTGTTATTAAGGACCACGCCTGAGTAGCTGTGCTCCTAACATACAGGCCAATATTAGTTATTGAAAACACTGCAGAATAACTTGATGTTATGGTAGAACCACTTATCGCAATATCAAACTCACCACTATTCACAAATATTTGTGGTAGTACCTTAACTGTAACTTGAGTTGGTGACACATATGAGAGTATCTGGGATAAGTAATATACGCCATCCACAAGATATTCAAGATACTTACCCACAGATCCTGTGGTAAAGTTTATGTTTGTGAATGTGAATGTTCCAGATATTAAAGTAACTTGTGTAACCGCCACAATAGAAGGACTATTCACTGAAGTTATTACATACCACAATCCAGTGTTTGTATCTTGTATGTATAATCCTACGCACCCAGAATTAAAGTTCTGAATTGGAACTCCACCCTCACTTGCTTCTATGGTATGAGATGATGAATTATATGTGAAGATCTCACCCACCGCATTTTGAATCCACTGAGCTAACCCCAGGTATGTTCCAGTAACATGCTCAGTATCCACATATGTTCCAACTTGGAATAATGGCTGGGATGAACTTCCAGTGGCAAGCAACTTACCAACAGAACCAGATGAGAATACTGTAGTAGTGGCACTAACACTGATAACGGTGCTGTTCACTGTCATCACCATCGTGGTCACATCAGAACTTACCTGTATTCTGGCCTGATTACCGCTAGTATCGGCGTCAAGATATGGCCCATCAAGAGGAACATACTGGGTAAAAGTCCAACTTATGTTTGACAGCCGCGATAATACGTATGGGGGGTAATTTGGGTGCGCTACAAACAACTCATCCGCGGATTGCACGATGGTAAGTTGATCAAGATCTGATGCAGCATATGGTGTAGTTACTGTCACTGTACTCATGCCGTTAACCACCAATGATCCATCAATATAGAAGCGGATGTATGCTGCTCCAAACTCCAATATATAGGCCAAGTTATTACTTACTACAAATGGCAATATTCTAGTATAGTTTCCAGTGGCGGCAGAACTAATGAATTGTGTTCCAGGACGACGGCACGTACCTCCCTGTGGGCGCACAATGAAGTTAGTGAGCTGTGCAGCACCATTCTGATACTTATTGGTATCAGTCCTAGAATACATCAGTGGGGAAATTTCCCCAGCAGTAAAATTCGTTTGTATGGTATTTGCTCTCATGTCAAGTACCAGGAGTTGCTCCACCATTCCATGGTGGGAATGGGGGATCACGGTGGAGCATCGGTCCTCCAACACGTGACTGCAGCCACACATCAATGTCCAACTGCATGGAGGGATCCTCCACAGAATCTACGTAGGCCGCAATGCGCTTAGCCTTCATCAAGATCTTAGGATCAGGCGCCGCGCCAGTTAATGTCTTGCACAACTTATCATAGATGTATGCGGAAAGATACTCACAGAAGAGGGGATCAAACATGCGCACATCAGTCACATCAGAGATGTAGATGATGTTCGCATAACTCATATTTGAGTAGATGAAGTCACCCATCACACGATATGGTGCACCAGATCCATCAGCATCACCCTTAACATCATTGAATGACACTAACCGCAAGTAGTCCGCCGGTAGGGGGTACCGTATTGAGAAGCCAGTGATTGGGGCGTAATCTGGGTCAGCCACTAACTGTACTTGCTCCTTAGCAAACTTCCACAAACCTTCGCGCAATGCTGCGCGGCGATAAGTATCCCAGTTCGTGGAGACTAACTTGCACTCCTTGGATGAGTCAGTGGCCGCAGAAATGAGCCTAGTGCCCACAAGAGTGAGGGCACTATTCGCGATCGGAATCCCCGATCCATCACTAGGAAAACCAGCATCTGCCATAAATTAAGGGCGGAAGGACGAAGGACCCACACTCCGTCCTCCCGCAGCAACCCAACGCCGACTAATCAATGATGTACATGACGTATCCC